CTGAGATGAACTCCACTCCGTCATTGAATCTAACATATCTAGGTGTATGTTTCATTATTATTGTGCCTCCAATCAGTGTTTGACGCGAGATGTTTCCAACCAATCAATCGTGTTGTTAACTTCTTCGAGTACTTCGGGGTACTTAGTGGCAAGTGATACTATCGTTGAACCGAGGTAACCCAACATATAGTTGGCACCACCATCTCGCGAGTCTGTGGCGGCATTCTCACCGCCATTTGCGCGAATCAGTTCTATCATCTTCTCAACAGTTTGTGCTTCATTCATAATCATTTCTCTCTTCATTAATCAATTCAATACAAGTATTATACCCTACTATTGTTTTGAAGTCAAGTGATTTCGAGAATTAATTTCAATTAAGCGTGACCGGATTACTGTTTGTAGTACTGACTGAATCGACCTTCTTTGATGTGACGTAGCATATCTAACTTCCACTCACCACCTGTATAGTGACACATCTTGGCAGTCTCAAAGAATACCTTCTCTGTGACATAGTGTGGGGAGTCGTTCCACGTCTGGGGAATGGTTACTAGGTCAAAGTCGTGTTCCATCAACTGACCTGATATGAAAGGTTGGTCGTTCATAATAGACATATGGTACTGTGCCTCTGGTGCGAAGAACCACTCTTCCCAGTCCATAAACAACTCACGCGCACGAAGACGTGCTTCCTTAGACCATATGACCATACCTGTATTAAGGATGGTGATCTTGGATGGTTTGTTTGGTGCGAATACTGGCACGACAGGAATGTCGTGATATTGATACTTGGCAGAGAAGTCTGCGAAGTTCTGTTTCTTATAGTCCCACGAGTTGTAACCACCACCCCCAGAAGTTACATAGTCACTCTCTAGGACACCAAAGACTTCTCCCTCTTCGCAGAGATCAAAGATGTCCTCGTCGGTGTTGACCATGATATCAGTATCAGCAAACAATACCTTGTCGTACTGGTCAAACATAGGGTCATATATTACGCGCAAACATTCAAACAACAATGCGGTACTGTCATCTGACTTAACGAACTCTAGTGTATCAGCATAGTGATGATCCGCACCTATGGTTAAGGCATACTGTTCGAAGGATTTTCGAGAATGTTCCGCAACTTCTAGATACAGTTCACCTCTCTTCCTGTCCTTGATCATCCCACGTTCATCAACTTTATCATTAACTACCATGTACTGGAATATCGCGTTCTTCATATTATCTCATCAATAGTTTCTTAGATCTAGGACGCTCAGTGTCTACGTCCTTGATCCTTAATTTAGTTACACCTGATTGGTACAACTTCTTATGCTTATCACGTTTCTTATTACTATCATCGTGGCGTGTGTACTTTGCCATGATTGGTCATCCTTTAGATTGATTCTAATCGTACCATTAATCGTTCGGCACGGTTTGTTACTTGCTTATACCACAGACTATCTCGTCCTTCGACACCTGCGCGTTTCCAGTCATGGTCTTCTAATGCGGCACGGAAGTTCTTGAACTTACCAAGACGTGTGCGTCCCATATTGAACATCATATTAACCAGTACTTGCTGTGCGGCATCCGGGAAGTCATTGAACCCATCTCCGTATAGAGCAACACATTCTGCGATGGATAGGTTAAGGTCTGCGTCGAAACATTGTGCAACACGTTCTTCGCTAATAGGTGTTCCGAGATCCATTCCGCTTTCCGCATCCGATTCGAGTACGAGATGGCCGACTCCGAAAGTAGGGTAACCGAGGTGATCGGCATAGATTTCATACTTGACTCCTTCGTCTATCTTTAGGGTTTCGAAAATCTCTTGTCTCTGTTTACTGCTCATTCTTCTTCTCCGATTGTTTAATTCTAGGTGACGCGTATTGTTTCATATCCCCATGCATATTCCAATTAAAGGATATAACAATCTTCTTGGCATTCACTGGTTTACACGAGTGTGGATGCATAGATGGTAATAGAACAACCTCGCCCTCTTTAATAGGTTTGCTGTAATACTCTATATATGTATGGTCTTTCTCATCATCTAATAATAGATGAACGACTCCTGCCATATTACATAATGTGTGGGTATGGTGTATATACTCACCACCTGTCTCATATTTATGTACCCATGCAGTCACTATCCCCCAGTCTTCGCATCCCCATGATTTGCAATATTGATCAAGAGCAGGTGCGACCATCTCTAAAAAGTATCTCTGAAATAACTGAGACTTCTTTTCGATACGATTAGACAATGGATGAAAATCATGGGTGATATCGTAATCACCGTAGATAGAATATCCATCTTCTAACGACACTTCATTTAAAAACCTTTCTCTCCACTCCTTGTAGTCTTTGACTGGGTAAGACTGTACATGATCCATTACTTATAACTTTCTCCACGTTATCACTTTATGATATTTATTATTACCAGAAATCTCACCGCGACAATAGACATATTCCTCAGTTTCGCTTACCTGCTCAAAAGATGTTTGGAATTGCCAACCTGCTTCGTCATGGTACCCACTGTGCTGTGGCATTGTCATTATCAATAGACCACCTTCTTTGAGACTAGATGCCACATTAGGCAAACATTCTGCGGTGGCAAGTTCTAAGTTAAATAGATCACACGCAGTAATTAAGTCATATTTCTTTGGTAAAGGATGTTCATTAATATCAAGTTCTGACACACGAGCATATCTTCCACTCGCTCGTGCAATTTCTACCTGACCAATAGACACATCATATCCAACCATGTCTCCCCTTCGCCATGCTTTGGCGAGAAGTCCAGTACCACAACCAATATCTGCTTTGTCTGTTCGTTGTTCGATATCTGGTAGGTCATTCATTACCTCTGCCATCTTCTCGTGAGAGACACAACCCAATGCGAGTGCCTGTTCCTCGTAGGTATGCCAAGCGTTATAACGTCTCTTTATCAGTTCGACATTATAGGTGGCATTACGAATAACGTTACCATCAGGATCGTAGGCAGGGTATTTCATTACGCTAAACTCCGCTTGACCAACTCATTGTTGATCTTCTGCTTCATTTTTGGTATTGCGCGTTCCAGTGCTTCTTCTAATACTTTAGTCGGTGTATCCTTCATGTAGAAGTGTTGAACTGTTGCTTTACCAGAACCCTTCGCACGAATCACACTACTCTCTTTAAATTTAGTTGGCATCATTTACTCCCTGAGAAATTTCTTGCCGTTTGGTCTACGAGCGTTATCTTTATCGCCCATCATTTCCTTAGTCATTATATAGTCACGAACGAAGTCCGAACGTACAATATCTTTCCAAGTGAATTCTACTACTGTGAAACCTTTCATCATTTCAAGGATATCCATGAAACGGATGATACCATTCTTATCTCCGTCTTTAACGAAGTCAGACTGGTAGTAGTCACCACAGAATATGATCTTACAGTTCTGACCTACACGAGTTATTATACTATCTAATTCGTGGAATGTCAAGTTCTGCATCTCATCCACCACGATTACCGCATCATTGATAGTGGTACCACGGATGTGAGATGTACTAATAAACTCTATACTTCCATTCTCGTTAAGTTTAGAGTATGCTTCGCTGTCATCAAACAACTCAGCACAAATTGTTTTGTAGGGTGCGGTGTACGCATCCATCTTCTCTTCCAATGTTCCCGGAAGGAATCCGATCTCTCGCGTAGGTACGATTGACCTACACACAACAACCTGTGAATATTGGTTGCTTTTATTCAACACTTCTTCGAGTGCCAGATAAAGAGCAGTGAACGTCTTGCCTGTTCCTGCGCTACCAGACATCACAATGTGATCTCCAGACTTATATCCTTTAAATACTTCTTCCTGTCCTGTAGTCATAGGGTCTACGGTAAGCAGATCATCTATGCGTAAGGTCTTTGGTTTATGCGCGAGTTTTGGTTTCATGTCTTAATAGTATTCCCTTCTCCCGAACCTTCTTTGATTCGTTGTAATAGTTCACGGTGTCCCGACCCCGCCATACTCAGAGCAGACTTACTACCTGACACCAGACTAGGTGCCTTGGTGAACGTCCTTACTAGATGGGGGTTATCGATGAGGTATTGATCATAGTTTGCGATGGATACTACTGCTTCGGTAATCTCATCGGTCTCTATGTTTCTAAAGTCATATAATGGCATAATATTTGTCCTAACTGTCCATACGACACCCCTCCGAAGAGGGATGAAGAGATATGGATCACCTTCCTTATTGAGTCATTTGCAGAGTATCTGCGATAGTTTGATTTAAAAAGTCTTGCTTCTTGGACATCTTATATGCCAGATCTGTTTTGCCCTTCTTATGAAGTTTAGCAATGTAATGACCTAGTTCTTTGTTGTCCTTCTTCAATCGATCTATTTGGTTCTTCGACATCAACACCTCTCTTTCTATTACGGTTAAGTGGGTTTAGGGGTTACGGTATTAAGTTAGGGAAAGTCTCCTGTGCTAGTTTCTTGTTAAGGTACTTGACTGGTCGCTTCTTCGCTACCATGCTCAAGATTATATTTGCATCGGAAGGGTGTACACTTTCGAGCATACGCATAAACATGGATTCTCTCTTCATAGAGTTCATGTTGTTACCATAACCACCTTTGACATAGTATCCAAATTCTTTATGTGCTTTATGGAGACTTTGCGGAGATGACTCTGGACGGTTCGGGGTATAGGGTGGCGTACCTTCAGGCAAGATCCACACAAGGCGATCATCGAAGGTTCCACGCAGGACATCTCGCAGTGCCGGAGTGTCGTGCTTTTGTAACAACGCAACACGTTCTGCGTTATCAGTTGTTTTTGCGAAGAGGTCAAATACTTCAAAGACCTCGTAAGTTCGGTAATGTGCCATTAAATAATTCCTGTTTCTAATAGTATATAGTGTTTAGAGAGTTTGTACACTTACTTATAACTGTGCTAAATGTAAAAAAAACCCCCCCAATCACTTTCGAAAAGAGGGGGGGAGAAAACCATCATGCCGAGTGCCAACGAGTATTTACTCAGGGAGGGCCCGGTAGGTTTATCCTTTCATTTATGCGACCATCTTATCTTCACGCTCTAGGTCATCAATGCGTCCCTGAAGCATATCAAGGTCTTCTTGTATATCATAACCTTCGGTAGTACACTCGTAAGGTGTGTTGTAGTTTCCGACATTGATGTCGGTGTAGTGACTACGGTGGAAGTAATCGGTCATGCTATCATCTTCGTTGAAGAAACGTGGCCCTTCCATTGCTTCTTTGAGTTCTTTAATGAAAGCAACAACTTTTTGATCTTCGGCATAGTTCTCGTCGATCCAGTAAGGGTTGACTTGAATGTACTGCTCTTGAAGACGCGCCATCTTACCACGAAGGTCATAGACGTTGGTGTCGTAGTAGCGATTGCTTTTCATAGTGGTCTTGTTGTTACAACCGATGATATCTAGATCACCGCTTTTAATGTTACAGACTAAAGTGCTGTGATGACGGATAGCAAGGGTACCTTTCATACCGTACTTCTTTAGGACTGCTTTGATCGCAGGAGTGAACTCTTTTTTCTCTTCTTGACTAATATACGCCATAACTATTTTCTCTCTCAACTCGATTAACTAAGTACCTATTATACCCTAGACTTGTTTTAAAGTCAACAGTATTATTAGACTATTTTGTTATAATGATATGTTTCTTTAGACCGTAATAGACTAAGGTGAAACCTGCCAAAGCATATGCCATAGTCAAACCTATATGAGGCGCAACCTCACCTGCTTCGATTGCGTAGTCTTGACTACCAACCGCACCCATTATTAAGAACGCTCCAAGTAATGCTCTCATACTAAGTACTCCCTCATAATTGCGACTTTCTTTTGGTTGTAGAATGCGAACCACCCTACACAAACACGCACACAGTCCCCCGCCCGCCCACGCACCCATTCGTATCCCGGTTCCACCGCAACAAGGTTAGTCTTGCTCTTGGGGACTTTGAAGTACTCGATTGCTTTACACTTCGCGTCATATAAATCTTTTGCTTTCATCATAAAAATATTTCCTTAGATCAGTTGAGTAATGAATCCACAGACACTAATGAAGTTTAGTGCTACTAGGTTCCACATTCGAGCATTGGTACTTTGGACAGACAACAGACACAGACCTACGATAGCAATGACAGGGTTCATGTGAAAGGCAAAGATTGCCATTAGGATCGCTCCTAAGTAACCGCAGACAGTAGGTAAGTTCTTCATAATTTATTTCTCTCAATCAATTCAATACAAGTATTATACCCTACTCTTGTAATAAAAGCAAGTACTTCCGGTGACTGATTCAAACTATTCAGTCACGAAAGAGGAAGATTGAATGAAGTCTTCTAGAAGGTAGGAATTCTCTGCCGCCTCCAGAAGTGTTTGACTATTACAGATGGTGACCTCAGAAGGGCAAGCATTGTCCATAATATATTCTTGGTAGTTATCAAAGTTTACATCGGATAATTCGTATAGACTCAAGTTTGTATCGGATAATTCGTTCATATTCATATTCATATTCTTTCTCAATTAATTAAGTACCTATTATACCCTACTCTTGTAATAAAAGCAAGTACTTTCGGTGACTCATTTAACTTATCCGGTTCTTATTTACGGAAAGGTATTACGCTTCCAAGTACTGGTAGGCGGTCTTTCTATGAAAGGTTGGAGAGATTTGGGGAGATGTTTGGCGTGGATCTTACAACCAATGAACGCGTTGTAGTAGTCATCTCGTAATAGTACATCACGATCAAACTGTTCCTTTGCTTCTAGGTAGGAGCATTCGCCTTTGGTCTT